TACAAGGTTATCAACAAAGTCCTAATCCATTCTTACAAGGAGTAGGAACTTCCCTAGCTCTTGGTGGTTATGGACAAGCACAATAAGGTTTAAATATGGCTGAAAATCAAAGCACTTACGGACTCCCAAATATACTTGAATTATTGGATAAGGGTGCTGGTCAATTTACAGACTTAGCAAGAGGTCTAGGATCTTATGGTTATGGTAATATTCTTGATTTAACAGGTATGGGTTCAGAATTACTTGGATTACCCGATCCTGTTTCAAAATTTTATGCACAAAAAGCTGATGACTTGATTGATTATTCTTTAGGTGCTTTTAAGAATATACCTAAACAAGAAAAATTATCTGAAAAAATTATGGGTTCTACTCAAGGAAATATAGATAAAAGAATAAATACACCTGAAAGAGATTTAATTGAAAGTATGTTAGTTGATCCTGATAGGATGAAATCTTTTGAACCACCAGAGCCAGAATCTGATTTAGGTAAAAGACTAA